CAGCGCTCGACCTATTCCAATTACCGGGAGGCGAGGATGGCCTTCCACTCCGAGACTCTGGAGCCGATGGTCGCCCGTATCCTGGACCATCTCAACTTTTACATTACCGACCAGGAATACGGCGGCCCCGAATATATCACGGTTAACTGGGCGGCAATGCGGGCCAGCCTGGACGATAGGACAAGCGAAACGACCAGGGTCAACGCCTTGTTCACTGGCGGCGTGATAACCCTGAACGAAGCCCGGTCAACCCTGGGATTCGAAGCAATAGCAGGTGGTGACGTTCGCCGGATTCAAGCTTCGATGTTTGAAGTCGGCGAGGGGGAAGATGTGCCGGTCGCGGTAGGTGCGGCGTCCATTGAAGAGGGAATAGCAATAGAGGATTACAAGACCGGACCGGCATTGATTCCACCATTAATCCGTCCATCGATCACCGTTGACGCGCCCGACATTAAAGCCCCGCGGGTCGCACCGAGGGCGGGAATGTTACGGCGGCAAATGCTAGAGGACCGGGAAGAATTAACCGACGAATTAACGCCGAAGATCCAGCGTTATTTCCGAGGACTCCGGAACCGCGTTGATGGGATCCTGGGGCGGTACATGGACCGGGATATAACCGACATGAAAGATCTACCATTTGACGCGGACCGGCTGATACCGGACGGGGAGTTTAACCAGTTATCCCCGGTACTCAGGGCCGCAATTCTTAACATCAGCAGAAAAACATTTGACGCGATCAACGGAAACGGGTTAGCGGGGACGCTTGCCTGGTCGGAGAAGTTACCACTGATTCAATCCCTGGGAACGAGCGCCCCGCAACGGGCGCAGTTGATCCACTCAACGACCTCCGATGCTATCAGGCGGGCGGTAACTATTGCGTTACGCGGGGGCTACAGCGTCGAGCAATTGGCGAAGGGCGTCCCGGCGGACGGGTTCCCCGGCCTTCGGTCGATCATGACCGAGACAGAAAAACGCGCCCGGCTGATCGCGAGGACCGAGGTTATGAGAACTCAAAACAAGACATCGGTCGGATTCTATAAAGAGCAAGGGTTTAATTTTGTACGGGCCGACGACGTGGACGGCGACGAAGATGATACTTATGTAGACCCTTCGGATCCCTACGGGTTCACTTGTGCCGAGAGGCATAACCAGATCTACAGCGTCGAGGACGCCGCCAGGATTGACGACCATCCAAACGGGACGCTTAACTGGCAACCAATGCCGAGAGATTTTTCACCGGAGGAAGTTGTATGACTGAGTTCGTTAAATATACTATCAGCGACGCCAAGATATTTGAGACCGAGGGCCAGGTGGAAGCATACGTTAATACGATGGGCGTCCGGGACCATGACGGGGACATAATCGACCCGGAGGCTTTCAACGCCTCGATCAAGGCGAACCTCCCGATCCCGGTCCTATCGGGCCACGATCAAAAACAGATCGTCGGGAAAGTAGTTTTCGCCAGGGCCGAAGAACTCGAAGCCCCGGAACATCGGCTACTTGCCCGTATCCAGATGAACATGGACACGCAGATCGGGCGCGAGGCGTTCTCTAATATCGCGGGGGATTTTGTCCGGGAGTGGTCGGTCGGGTTCAACATTCCCGGCCCCGACGCCGTTGATTATGAGAAGCTCGGCAAGGAAACAATCCGGAGGATTAAGAACCTGGACTGGGTCGAGGTGTCATCAGTGATCCGGGGAGCGTCTCCGGCGACAATGACGATTGCGGCCAAGAGTGATAACCCGGACGAAATCGAGGAAGTCGAGGACATCACTACCGAGACAATCGAGATAACCGAAACGAGTGAATCCAGCCCGGACGATACCGAGGAAACCGCCGCCGCCACGGGTGAACAATCCGCCGCGGACGCGATAACCCGGATTGCCCTACTGAGGACTCGATTGAGATTAAAAGAAAAATTAATAGCATAGGGAGCGACATTTTGAGTACCAAAGAAATCAGAAACGAGGCCAATGTTTTACTTATCCAGGCGGAAACCGAACTCGGCAAGGGCGAAGGCGAAGCCGCTATACGAATGATCGAGGAGGCGGAATCCAAATCAAGACAGGCCGACGCGTTAGAACAAGCGGAGGCCCAGATCAAGGCATTAAAGGGCGAACTTAGCACACCGACCAACCCGATCCCGGTGGTGTCCAGTGACGTCGCCAGATACGACGGGAACGACAAGACGGCTAATATAAAGAGCGATTATAAGCCGATGGGCTATATCAAAGAGTTACCGGTTTCGGCTCAGCCCCAGTGGGTCTATGATCAAATGGGGTCCAATTTGAAAGACGAGTCCCAATTCCAACGGGACACGTTTGTTAAATGGTTCAGGTCGCCTTCGGAGGATTTTTTCTTTAAGACGTGTACACCGGACGAACATAAAGCCATGCAGGAAGATACGGATAAACTTTTGTGTCCCGTTAACTAGTAATAGTTAAATGAAAATCGGGTGAATTGCTGGAAAGCTAAGTCTAAAGATAAGCCAATCAGCATCCAAGCCGACCGAACGGGTAAAGGTAGGTCGGAAGGTTCAGAGACTAGAGGGTGAGAACCGAATCAATAAACCTCACAAGCGCCCGACAACTCCAAGAGTTGATGATATAGTCCGACCTCACGGGAAACCGTGAGAGGTTAACAGAAATGTTTAACCCACTGGGAAACCAGGAGTAACAAATGGCAGAAGGTGGTTTCTTCGTTCCGGAAGAATTTATTAACCAGGTAGTACACGACACGGGCGCGCCCGGTTCGTTGCTCCGGCCCTATTGCACCGTCATCAGGGTTGCCAGTAAAGACGGGTATCTCCCTACACTGGCATCGGCGACATGGGCGGCAATAGCGGAAGAGGCCGCGCCGACCGAGTCAACGCCGGTCGTGGGGCAGGTTAATTTCGCGATTGAGAAGTCCGGCGGACTGGTCAAGGTTAGCCGTGAATTACTCGACGACTCGGCCATCAACCTCCCGGCCTTCCTCTCCCAGATATTCCAGGAGGCCCAGGGCCAGTTCGAGGACGTTGGGATTATTAGCGGAAACGGCTCAACGCAATATGCCGGTATCATGTCCGATGGGGACGTCGCATTTTACACAATGGCAAATGCTACATCTATTGTCGGGGCCGACCTGCTTGGAACCTATTACGCCCTCGGCTCTCAATTCCGGGCCAACGGGACCTGGCTGATGAAGTCCCAGATCGCCGCACTGGTCAACTCGATAGCGATCACCGCCGCGGGAGTCCATAGTATTCCGAGCCTGACAGCCGCGCCCACCGACTTTATACTCGGTAGGCCGAACGTCGTCACGGATGTAGTCAGTGGACTCGGTACTAGTATCACAAGCACTGAGAAATGCGCGATCTTTGGAGATCTGCGACAGTATTACATTTTCGACCGGGTCGGTTTCACGATCCGTAGGAACGATTCGATTTTTATGGGGAATGACCAGGTGGGTTTCTTCGCTACTCGGCGAGGTGATGGACAGGTCGGGCTATCCGATGCTTTCAAAATCTCAAGGGCCGCATAACCAGCGGGTAAATAACGGGCGCGGGGTTTCGGCCCCGCGCCGCTAACAGGAGGCAGTAATGCCAAAAGCGAAATGTTTCAGGACCATCACATTCGGAGCAACCGGCGAACATTACCAGGCCGGGAACGAGTACAACATCAAGGAAGCGATACTAAAATCATACCCGGATTGTTTCGAGAGGCTGGAAGGGTCGAAAGACGAGGACGTCGAGGAAGATAAGACCGAGGCGACCGAGGAAAATAAATAGTGGCAACGCGGCACACATACGCGACCGGCGACGATCTCCGGGATTACCTGGCGGGGACAAGTTATTCCAGCGGCTGGGATGCCGATTCAGCGGCCATACGGCGGATTCTAGAGGCGTCATCGCGGTTAATTGATAACTACACCGACGGCGGGGCTTACGGCCCTGTAACCGAGACCCGGTACTACGACATCGGGCGGGGATCTCTTATAAATTCGCCCCAGTATCACACCTTAAACAGCGTTGACGTTATCGGGACGGCGTCGGGTTTGGCCCCGGTTGTTCCCCTTGACGGTTGGTTGACATCAACGACCACTGTCACGGCATACGATGACACCGACCGGGGGGCCAGTACGGTATTAACCGAGGGATACGCAAACGACTTTTTTCTTATGCCCTACAACGACACTC